GAATATTTCGAACACCAGAAGAAGATGAATATATTCCAATTTTTTTGATGCCCAAATAATCATTCATAATTTTAACAGCAGCTTCAGAATATGTCAAGTTATAATAGTGTTGTACTTTTTGTTGCAGTGAAAAAATGTACTCATCGGAAACAAAATGTAATATGTAAATTTCACTAGATTGATTTACTGGAACTCGATTGGATTGTTTGTATATTCGAAATGATTTCTTTATCATCAACTCATCTTCATCTTTGCCAATCTTAACAATCAAAACTTCAGAACCATCAAATATTAATTGTTCCGACAAACCTATAGCATCACGAATTAAAATATTTCCACTCATTGATTGATTCAACATTGAGTCAAATATATTCAACTCTTCAAATTTGTCTTTAATATCAATGTAACCAGCTTTGGTCACCAACATCAATTCAGTAATTCTGTACTGCGTTGTTTCCTGTATATTTAATTCTGACATTATGCAATGGTGTTTCTAAATTCTTGTTCAATTGTTTTTACAAATTCTGGACGAAGAATGTCTATAGTTCTTTTTCCTTCATTTTCTTCTATTTCATATTCATAATAAGATATTGAAGACTTTGTTGTTGTTATTGTAACATTGGAAGAATCATATAACGTATATACAACAGTAGATGTTGTATTTGTATTTGCAAACGTTGCAGCATCAATTATGATGGTTTCGGTCGTGTCACTGCCAGACGGCATCACACGTTTTTCAGTTATGTAATATGAATGTGTGTGAGATTTGGACCAAGATAATCCTGTTCCTGTGTTTGCAGTATTTGCATATGTTGCACCACGATATTTTATGTCAATATATTTTGTTAAGTCATTATAACGCAAAGGCCAATCAAATTGTGGATTCTTAATGTTATTTACCGAAAGAATGATCCAATGTTTCTCCGGTGAACCATACAATTTATCTGCAATGATTTCTGGAGTCTCACCATCAGAAATATCATATTTGTAATACATCACCAATTTATCTTTTGATGCTGCATTGAAAGAGAAACGAGACATTAAATTCGTGACAACATCCAAAGATGAGTTATCGTCCGACAAATAATATGCCGTTTGTGGAAAGTAGTTAAAATATTTTGCCATGGTTGTTTAGTTTATTGGTCGAAACATTCGCAATGAAATCATTATCTAGATAACTCAGGTGAATCTCTTTCGGCTTGAGAGAAGAAACTTCTACCGCCGCCTCTATCAGCTTCCTGACTCAAATCAAACTTGGTAATAATTTGAGTTTCTTTAAACACTAATCCAAGCCTAATACCAACTGGCATACCAGTTGAACCTAATTCTGGTATACCTTTGTCTTCTAGTACTTCATATGCTGCAAATCCACTTGGTGCATAATCCACATCAACTGTTTGTAAAACGCAAGTGGAAATTGATGGTATGTTTGGATTTTCAGTTCCATTATAGAAGAATTTAATATCAAATTCTGAAGGTGGTACCAAGAAATATCCACCCAATCCACCAGCTGAATTGTTACCTAATACTTCTGGTGCTTGGTGAAATCTAATTCTCTGTATAATATTTTGCACCTCTTTTGCTTCAATGCGACTTCTTGGATAAAACATAAAATCAAAACGAAAACTTCTAAATTCAGGAGCAGAATATATAACTTCCATCATTGGGTTAACAGTTGTTCCAGTGAATCCAGCAAATACAGCACGACCAGCCTGTCCTGCCAGGTTAGCCAAAGCATTCAAAACAAATGGTGTTGCATTTTTAAATGCATAGTTTGCTTTTTCAGTATTGCTTGCATCACTATTAACGATGTTTTGTATTCCAGAAAAACCGGCACCTAAGGTTGCTGCCAGTCCACCTCCAAGTTCAAGTCCAGCAAAGCTTTGATTTTGAGAAAACGCCAATGTATCAGGCATGTATAATGCAATTGTATCTGTTGTACGTTTTGTTGTTCTAAGACCGGTTTTAGCATATGTTGCAGCATTATCTGCAAAATATTCTGATACACCTTTCAATCCTGATGCAGAATATACGTCTTGAGTTTTTTGCAATAGTCTTTGTAATTCAGGACTGCCAGCCGACAACTTAAATTTCTTTTGTATATTTTCGGAAATTTGTGTAAGGTTTAGTTGCGATGCAGAAGTTACAGCACCTTGTGTGATTGAAATAAAATCAGATCCTCCGCCGTTGAAACGATTTAAACCAAGTCTATTCTGTACTGCAGTAGTTTCATCATTGGTTGGTAATCCAGGAAACTGAGTGCGTCTTTGCTGGTTTATATGAATCACCATGTAGTGACCTTTATCTACTTCACCCAAATCAATAGGATAACGCAAAGTGTTAATCTTATATTTGTCTCCAATTATTTTATTGGATGTTCGATTTTTATCCGAATTAAATCGTATGTCCGTAAGCGTGAATAGTGCCATATATACCCCAAGTTATTACTTATTATTTATACCACATGACCAGACAAACCTATAAGGGTGTATTCAAACCTAAAAACCCACAGAAATATAAAGGTGACCCAACAAACATTATTTATCGTTCAAGCTGGGAAAAGATGGTGATGAAATACCTCGATGACAATCCGGGTGTAATTTGGTGGGGGTCTGAGGAGTTGCCTATTCCTTACAGAAGTCCAATTGACCAAAAAATGCATCGTTACTTTCCAGATTTCATCGTCAAGGTTAGGCGGAAAGACGGCCTGGTGATGACTTACTTGTGGGAGGTTAAGCCATATTCACAAACGAAGATGCCAATCCAAAAACGCAAGACTCACCGATTTATCCAAGAGGCGGCAACCTATGCGGTAAATCAAGAAAAGTGGAGAGCTGCCGATATCTTTTGCCGAGAACATGGGTGGCAATTTCAAATCATAACTGAAAAAGAACTAGGCATCTAGTATAAATACGGCATGGCTTATTTAATAGATAGAATTAATGCATCCCTGCAAAAAGAGGGATTAACACCACGCACTCGAAAGTCACGTGATTGGCTTCGTTCGAAAGTTTCGGATTTAAAACCATCGAAACAATCGTTAATGAATGACATGACCAGATTGAGAGAGGGCACAATTATTGGAAAAATGTACTTTTACTTTTATGATCCGAAGACGAAGGATTCGTTGCCATATTACGATAGGTTCCCATTGGTTTTACCAATAGAACGTTACCAAGACGGTTTTTTAGGGCTGAATCTACACTACATTCACCCAAAGCAACGCATCATTCTTTTAGATAAATTAAGTGATTACGCCAATAATAACAAGTATGACGCATCAACAAGGTTACGATTAACGTATCAAACTTTGAAAGCTGCATCTAAATTGTTTGAAGCACAACCTTGCATTAAGAGATATCTGTTTAACCATGTTCAGTCAAGATTCCTGGAAATTTCAGCAGGTGAGTGGGACATTGCTGCATTATTGCCAATGGAAAGTTTTGTTGGAGCTTCTACAAACAAAGTATATTCCGATTCAAGAAAGAAATTCTAATGTCATTCGCTCCAAATTTATTCTTGTCTAATATTAAGGCAAAGGATGGTCTCGCTAGACCAAATCGTTTTCAGGTAATTCTACCAATACCAGAGTACATTGGTAAATTTATTGAAGCTGGTCTACTAGAAAAAATTATCAATCTGCCAAATACAATTGCAACCGATGTGAGTGAGATATTGTCTTCATCATTTGGTGGACAATCACCATCAGGTTATTCAAAGTCTTCTAATCCTTCAATCACACGTTACCTCTCAATGCAATGTGAAGCCGCTGAACTTCCAGGTAAAACCTTGGCCACAACAGATGTGAAAATTTATGGTCCAACATTTAAAGTTCCATATCAAACACAATATACAGAAACCACACTTTCATTTTTATGCACCAATGATTTTTATGAAAGAAAGTTATTTGACCGTTGGATAGAAGCTATTATGCCAACAGATACAAACAATTTAAGGTTTGCAAAAGACCAAGAGTCTAGATATTTAACGAACATTAAAGTTATTCAGTATGATGACTTTATCAAACAAATTTATGCGGTAGAATTGCTTGATGCGTTTCCAGTATCAATTGCCTCACAACCACTATCTTGGTCTGACGATAATTTCCACAGACTAAGTGTTCAATTTGCTTATCAAAAATATAGAACAATTTACGAAGGCACTTATGATTTGAAAGAGGCAGCTGCATCCATATTTGGTTCATTCGCAGCATCCTCAATTTTTGGAAATAGATTTTAATTTAAAATGGAGATATAATGTTACCTAAGATTGATACCCCGTTATATGAAATAACTTTACCATTATCTAAACAGAAGATAAAATTTAGACCTTTTTTGGTAAAAGAGGAAAAAATATTGTTGATGGCTATGGAGTCTGAAGAAGAGGAAGCCGTTATATTAGCAATTAAACAAATTGTTAATAATTGTTGCATAGACGATATTAATGTGGATGATTTACCCATACTAGACTTGGAATATATGTTCTTACAATTAAGAGCAAGGTCTGTAGGTGAAATAATAGACTTGGAATACAAGTGCAATAATGAAGTTAAAGATGAAGAAGGACTAGACAAGCCTTGTAATCATGTCATTAAACTAAGTTTTAATGCTTTGGAAATTTATCCTGAACAAGTTGAAAATCATTCTTGTAAAATTCAGTTAACACAAAAGCTTGGTGTGGTTATGAAATATCCAGATTTTAAGATTATGGAAAAAATAAGAAATCTTAAAGAATCTGAAATTTTAGGTAAATTAGTTTCAAGTAGCATAGATTATATTTACGATGAAGAATCGATTTATTACTCCAAAGATGTTGAGGAAAAAGAATTATTAGATTTCGTAGATAGTTTAACCAGAGACCAATTCCAAAAAATACAAGATTTTTTCGACAACATTCCTAAAATGAAAAAGACACTGGATTTCAAATGTGGGAAATGCGGATATCAGGAAGAGATGGTGTTGGAGGGATTACAAAGTTTTTTCGTATAATGTTTAGGCACGATAGTTTAACGAATCATTATCAAACCAATTTTGCATTGATGCAACACCACAAATATAGTTTAAGTGATTTGGAAAAGATGGTGCCTTGGGAAAAAACGATGTATGTTACTATGCTTTTAAGATTTATAGAAGAAGAAAATGAAAAGACCAAGCAACAAATTAACAGTAGAAAAAAATAAAAAATGGCAACTTTTACCGATGTTTATAAACAAGAATTAAAATCAAAAGGGATATTAAGTTCTCTTGGTTCTGCAGCATTCAAAAGAACCAAAGAAAGATTGGATCCTAGGAACATGCTCTTTGGTGGTAGCGGAATGTTGGCCGCTTCTGGCCAAAAGATTTTCGGAAAAGGATATCAATCATTAGATAGAACGCCAGGTAAAAGATTAGCAGAATCTGGAACATTTAATGGAGAAATAAAGTCTGAGGTATTAAATTCTTTATTAATATCATCACAGAATCAAGAATCACAACTAACTATCATTGCAAAAAATACAATGAATAGTAATGCAATGGCCAGAGACATGAACGTCATGCGCCAAAACATTATGAAGTTGGTGACTATGGGTGGCGGAAAAGCATCACGTGCATCAGATATGTTCTTTAGAGATTCAGCTGCAAGAGAAAACGCATATGAAAGTCAAATTGCAAAAAATAAATCAAAAACATCACCAACTTTAAAAGTCTCAGGTGATGCAGCGCTTGAAGGCGGAAATAAAGGAATAATGGGTGCGTTATTGGGAATAGGATCAACAATCGCAGCTGCAGTAACCGGAGCATTAAGTTCAATACCAAGTTTACTGTCTAGCATTTTTTCGGCTGAAAATATAGGAAAAATACTTGGACTTGGTTCAGCTGCTCTGTCGGGACTAGGTACTGTGTTTCGTTTGTTGTTACCTATAATATCAAATCCTGTGTTCTTAGCTCTTGCCGGTGCATTAGTTAGTGCAAAATGGTTAATGGATTTATTAGATAGAAAAAATGCAGAAGCTAATACACCGGAAAAAATACAAGGAAGAGTGGAAAATAATGAAGGAAGTAATGCTGCTAAAGGTGCTGCTGATGCAGCGTCCAGAAAAGTAGACCAAGGATTAAGAGATGTTGCTTCAGGTAATTATACTGACCAACAAGTTCAATTATACACTGGAGGAGTAGAATTACCTGATCGTACAGTTGTTGGTGGAATAAAAACACAAAAAGAATTACAAGACGCAATCAAAAAGGCTGATAGTGAAGGCAAAAAAATGATTGATATTGGAGGTCCGACTGCTGCCGAGCAAGCAAAAGAAGTTCGCATGGGTCCGGCTCCAACTAAAATGACTTTGTTGGATGCAATTGCAAAAGGCGAATCTGCTGGTGCTGGTGGTTATGATGCAATGAATCAAGGAACGGTCGGCACTGCTGGAAAAGTTATAGGTTCAGGTAATTCAGAAAAAATCATAAACAAAAAATTAACTGATATGACTATTGGTGAAATAATGGACAGAGCAGCCAAACCATCAGATAATGCACAAAAGAGAAAAGCTGACGGATTAATATTTGCTGCAGGAAGATATCAAATAATTCCCGAAACTCTAAAAAGTTTAGTGAATGCTGGGATTGCTAGCAGAGATGAGAAGTTTAGTCCAGAAGTTCAAGATAGATTGGGTATGGAATTAATTAAACAAACTGGCGCTCTAAAATTGTCATCAGAAGGAAAGTATGATGATGCTCAAAACGCTTTAGCTAAAGTTTGGGCAGGAATTCCTTTAGCTACAGACACAATGAATAAAGCAACTGGCCGAATGATGAAAGCTGGACAATCTTACTATGCTGGTCCAGGAAATAAAGCACACGCCGGATCAGGAAAAGATGTTCGATCTTCTTTAATGGCCTTCACCAACCAAGTTGGAAGTACCTTAAGTGAAACTACGGCCGAAGCGGCAAGATTGAATATGCAAGCTGCAACACAATATCACGAAACACCACCAGTCATAATTAATCAACAGGCAGCTACACCACAATCACAAGTATCACAAACACCCGTTGCTTCAGCATATAATATCGATATGTTACCTGAAATCTGGAAATCAAATATTTTAAGACCTGGTGGCATCGGCGTATAAAAAACTTTGCATTGGGCGAGTCTTAAACATAATACTCATTCGTATAGTATCACAATATGAACTTACTGGTCTAACTCCATGCCAGCAATCGCCGGAAATTAACAAACAAGAATTAAATTTAGGCAAATAAGATCCAATTATTTGCCTTTTTTCACGATCCCATATTATAGTTTCACCGGCATAATCAACAGTCCACGTTTTATTAACATAAACAATTAAAGTTTTAGCACCGTGTAATGTATCATCAACATGTAGTCTTTGATCTATACCGGTGCTAATGGCGTTTGCGTAACATCTAACAAGCCTATCATCTTCTTCAAAATATTTTTCTTTAACATTATTCCATACAGTTTTAACAATGCCTGTTAATTCATGTTCACAGTCAAAATTCTGATCTTTGATGTTTGTTTTTCCACCAAAAATTATAGTCCAGTGAGGAATACTTCGAGTAGTAAGATCGTTTAATGATTTATACCCCCACTTCCAAGAAGAATTTAATAAAA